ACCGCTTCATACGTGAGTATATAAAGACAGGCGCTGACAACTTCGCGCGTGAAGAGCTGTGGAGAGCCTTCTGTGAGGAGCGTATCAAGCATGACTTTGAGTTCTTCGGAGTGACATGCCTTGTCATCACAGAGAAGGGAACAGGAAGGGAGATGCCGTTCGTGCTGAACAGGGCGCAGCGTTACGCCCTGCAAGAGATGGAAAAGCTGAGGCTTGCGGATGTTCCGATAGACATCGTTCTCCTGAAGGCCAGACAGTGGGGTGGCTCAACTCTCGTGGACCTGTATTCTTACTGGATACAGACAATACTGAGACAGAACTGGAATTCCGTTATATGTGCCCACGTGGAATCGGCGGCACGTACGGTGAGCGGTATCCTGCAGAGGGCTGTCAACCATACTCCGACATGGGCGACTCACGGAGTGCAGGTCAAGACGACGCCCTATCAGGGCTCATCGAAGACGAGAGTCATCAATCCATATGGCAGCCGCTACTCTGTGGGCTCTGCCGAGCGGCCTGAGAATCTCCGAAGCGAGGATATATCCATCGCCCACCTTACGGAGGTTGGTTTGTGGCGCGCCACGAAGGGTAAGAAACCTGAAGACCTTGTTCAGGCAATCTTCGGTAGCGTGCAGAGTGGCAGCCACACGATGAAGGTGCTGGAGTCCACCGCCAAGGGTGTAGGAAACTACTTCCACAGGACATGGCTTGACGCCGTGGAGGGTAAGAATAATTTCACGCCGGTCTTCGTGCCATGGTTCATGATAGACTTCTACTCCAAGCCGATAGGTGCGAAGAACATTCTCGCCTTCATAGCATCAATGACCGAGGAGGAACATCGTCTGTTCGGCCTCGGTGCCACGCTGGAGGCTATAAACTGGTACAGAAGCAAGAGCCTTGAGATACCCGACAAGTGGCGTCTCTGCTCAGAGTTCCCATCCACTCCGGCTGAGGCGTTCCAGAGCACCGGCCATCGCGTCTTCCCCATTCAGTATGTCGAGCAGGTGCGCCGCATGACGCGCGTGCCGTGCTTCTACGGAGAGTTCGTCGGCAATGCCGAGCATGGCAAGGCAGCGCTGGAGGGTATCCGCTTCGTGAAGATGGAGAACACCGTTGACGGTGACAACATCTGCCGTATATGGGCTCTGCCTGACAACAGTGTCAAGATGCCCGACAGATATATTGTCAGCGTCGATATTGGTGGTACGGGAGATGGTTCAGACCCGTCAGTGATAAAGGTAGCCGACAGATACCCCATGCTTGAGGATGGAGGAGTGCCCGAGGTTGTGCTTGAATGGCGAGGTCATATAGAGCACGACCTTCTGGCATGGAAGGCAGCGCGCATAGCGAAGGCGTATGGTGACGCCCTGCTTGTCATAGAGAGTAACACCTACGAGACGGAAGAGACCGAAGGCGACAACTTCGAGTATATCCTGGATGAGATTGCCGACATCTATACAAACCTCTACGCCAGAACATCTCCGGAGCAGATAAAGAAGGGTATGCCGCTGAAGTATGGATTCCATACCAATACGAAGACCAAGCCGACGATCATAGACTTCCTGCGAAGGGCTATGCGTGATGCGCTGTATATAGAGCGGAGCCTTCCCACCACGTTCGAGATGGATACCTATCAGTTCCATGACGGAGACAAGATGGATGCCTCGGACGGCTGTCACGATGACCTCCTTATGGCTACGGCAATTCTGATATATGTCTGCTACAAATGGCCGCTGTATAATCCAAACAGGTCGTCCGGTAACATAAACAAACGCTTCAAGGTTGTCAGTGAGGCGTCTATGTAAAGAAAGGGACTCCCAAGAGGAAGCCCCTTCGCTATATCATCTCTGATACATCTATGCCCTGCGTATAATGCCGTCGTCGGGGTTGGCGAACGTGTCGTTAAGGGCACGCCCCAGAAGCGACGACTTACCCTCCTCGGGAGGAGTGATAGCCTCGCGTGGCGGCTGGTTGGTCTGCTCTGCAATCTGTTCGTTGCGCTTGATGGATTCAAGGATACGCGGAGCAAACGGCATGGTAGAGTTCTCAAGATATGTCTTGACATCGATGGCGCCCACCTTCCACATCTCCTTGAGCGTCTCGTCCTCCGTCATGCGGAATGCAGGAGTATTGGTGCCGTCGACAAGCTTGAGGTCGATGCGCGCGTTCTGCACCTTCTCGGGGTCGTAGTACTTCGCCTCTTCGGAGTATGATCCTCCGGCAATATCCAGATACCTTCGCGTCTTGTAGTACTGCTGTATGGTCTGCATGACCTTGTAGTCGCGACGGCGGCGGAAGGAGTTGAACGAGTCGAACAGTCCCTTCACGTTAAGCGAGGCGTTCTGTGCCTGCTGCGCATAGAGTGAAGCTGCCGTTCCCGACACGGGCGGCTTGCCCTGCATGGCGGGGCTGACACCCGATATTTCATTGATAAGCTTGAGCTGCAGGTTGAGCAGCTCATAGTCTCCGGCTATCGCTCCCTGTCCGTTGAGCTGGGTGATGACATTGTTGATGTTTGTCCCCGGCTTCAGCTTGCAGAAGAGGGTACCGTTGTAACGTACGAACTGGTCTACAATCTCCTGACGCTCCATACCCTCGAAGGCCGTCTCGTCAACGATAAGAAGGCCCTTGGATGAGGCTCCACGTATGAAGTCGATAAGCGTAAGCGTACGGTTGATGGCGCGCTGCTGATCGATGAAGTCCTCGACGTAGTTAAACACCTTGCCGGCTATCATGGGATAGGCATGGATGACATAGTTGTGTGAACCGTGCCAGTAGGGACTTCTGCCCTCCTGAAGGATGTCGCCCCAGGGCGTCATGTAACGGTAGTACCAATACTGCTCATAGCCATATTCGTAGTCGATAAGAAGGATGTCGTCTGGCTCTACACCGTTGGCGATGGCCTCGGCATATCTTATCTCATTCTCCGCCTTTACGGCGTTAATCTCGTCGGTGCCGACATAGAAGTAGGTACCCTTGAGATAGTCGTGGCAGAAGTAGGCCTCACGGCTCTCCAGACGCCAGCCGAGGATGACACGACAAAGGTCGGGACGTGTGGCCGTATAGAAGCTGAGCGTCCTTGTCTCGCGTCCCTGCAGGCCGTCACCGGCGAAGTAGCTGTTATTCTTGCCGACCATATAGATATTCTCTATGATCCTGCGTTCCTCGCGGCTGTGGGCAAAGAGAGAGACGACGTTGTCGAGTGTCATGTCGAATATCTCACCGACACACGTAAGGTCCCATCCGCGGATATCCTCGACGTTGGTGTTGAAGAAGAGGCGCGAGGGGTTGCATCCATAGACCCATACGTCGTTTGTACGCATGGCAGCGTTCCATCCATACTCTATGCGCTCACCTATAAAGCCGAAGCAGAGCAACAGCTTCAGCGTGACGGGGTCAAGCTCATTCAGCTCGTTAAGGTCTGACACATACTCGACGGCAAGACTCACCATCTCACCGATCTTGGCCTCCGAGGGGTCGCGCACGGAGCAGATGGACTGAGTGGCCATCGTGCGGAACTGTCCCTCGATGCTCTTCAGGATAGGTGATATCATGTTGTTCTTCAGCGGAACCTTGCCGTTCTTGCGGATAAGGTCAGCCTCACGTATAAGCATATCCGTATCCGGATCCTTCACATAGTCTCCCCACTGATCCTCGAAGGCATACATCACGCTGCGTCTACCCTTGGCGCGTGCCTCCTCAAGGGAAGCCCAGCAATGCTCCATCTCACGCAGTATCTCCATGTTGGCCGCGCGTATGCCAATATCGTTGGTCAGGAGCTGCTTTTTCTTTTTCGTTCGTTTGTCCGGGCGAACATCCCTGTTTAAGAATCTGTTCATCGCACTCCAGTTTAAATTTCTCAAAGTTATGGAGTAATTGCAGATAAGATGATGCGTAGATAAGATTTTATATCAAATACGCAATGTTTGTGAGATTAAGTCTGAGTATATTTGCCCATGCGAAATCAATAAGACAGAGAGAAATGGCGGTTAATTCACATGACATCAGCTTGTACGGTGTACTGACAATGGTCTATAAGGTCACTGGCTACACCGGTAAGAAGGGTGGGGACATCGACAAGATAGGCTCTACCGCCGATGATGACAATGTGCTGTCCGACTTTATGGAGGAGGCGATATCCGAGGTGTCTGCCATAGCTTCAAATTACGTCTCCTCGGCATCAACATCCTCCATCACGGTAGAGATGCCGCCACTCTGGGACACACGCACCTCCGGAGCACTGGACAAGGCGGTGCAGAACTATATAGCCAACTATATCTGCAGCCGGTGGTTCCAGCTCTCCAACAAGGAGGAGGTGAAATATTACGCCGCTCTCTGCGACAACAACGAGGTGGTCATCCGCCGTTGTCTGGTGGCAAGGAAGAAACCGACGAGGGGAGATACGACGGTAACGACTGAATAATGACGATTTTAGAAACTGAAAGAATATGGAGGGAAGTAAGGTAATTACGTTTACACTGTCTGTAAAGGACCTGTACGGACAGATGAAGGAGCACTCATACTATCTTGGTGAGGCTCTGAAGAGCGACGGTAAGCTGGCAGAGCTTGCAGCAAAGATCCAGGCAAGCGATGATGATGACAGCGTACTGACAGATTTTATCAAGGCTGGTGGCGTAAAACTTGCCAACATCCTCAGTACAGCACTCGGCAAGACTGTCTATAAGTACACTCCTGCCAGTGGTGACACGGGTGCCAGCTTCACGTTTACCGTCAATGCGGTGGCCAACTTCATGGATGCCCAGAAGGACACCCTCAAGGAGAGCATGCTGAACTATCTGTCAAACTACGTGCTTGCGAAGTGGCTCAACCTTATCAAGCCAGATGAGGCTCAGCGCTTCGAGACGCAGATGGCAGAGCTTACGGCAGACATGCGCCTGCTGGGCACCCACAGAAATAAGCCTGTAAGAGGTACAACAACCGAGTAGCCATGATTGAGATACGCATAAAGATTCAGAGGGTAGCCGAGGAGGTTCATCTGCGCAGCTACTATCAGGGCGAGACACTCAAACGTAAAGACCCCGACGACGTAAGCGTGCAGAGCGGGGACGACGACATGATAGTGCTTCGCCCGATGATAGAAACGTCGCTCAGTGAACTGGTGAGCCTTATGATGAAGCGTGTCAGACATGTGGACTGGGAGATAACCGACGAGGATGAGATGGTCGTCTCGATCCAGGCATACCCGCGCATTCCGCACTCCGATGAGGCGCGCGTGGCAAAGCTGATGGAGCGTTCCATGACGGACTATCTCTCCCTGCGCACGCTGCAGCAGTGGTACGGCACCGTCAAGCCGGAGATCCGCGGCACCGTGGAGGAAGAGCTGATAAGGGCTGGAGCCGCCGTCGGCAAGTACGTGAGCATGATAAGTGGCAACATCAGAAGACGTTCCACCGACCTTGCAGGAATATGATGTTTGTTAGTTAAAATATATACATACGCATAGTTATTATTTTAGTTTTTAGACTCTGGGTTATTGAAGATAGATTAATAGTAAGATTGAATTTAATGGTACTCAATAGGTATTCAAAGTTCTTAATTCGTAACTGAATTAATCAAAGGATGTGGGGCGATGTGACATCGCTCCGCATTTTCCAAAATCAACAATGCACTTAGGGGGCTTGTGTTCTGTAAACATTATATGATGGTTGTCATACAATTTCTACACAATTTCAGTAAGGGGTCGACGGGAGTCGGCCCTTTATCATAACTAAAAAAGAGAACGATATGGAGACAGCGAAGATTGCATTTAAGGGCATCGGCCGCAGGCAGGATGCAGGTGTTTACACTGACGGAGAGCTGATGGAGGCGGTGAACGTCAGGCTGAAGGACGGTCTTGTCGAGGCTGTCGGCGGTGTCGTGGACATCGCCAAGTTCGGGTATGTGAAGCCGAAGGGGGTGTGGTTTCACAAGATGGCGGGACGCATTGTGGTCATCACGGAGAGCGGCGAGGCCATGACGTGCAGCGACGACCTTCCCGCGGACGGAACGGTGCGCGACCTCTCCGTAGCGCTGACAAGGCTCTACGGCATCAGTGGGGCAAGCAACGTGGAGTTTATCGGCAACCTGGCATGCTTCACCACCGACGAGGGCATGATGTATGTCTACTGGAACGGAGAGGACTATGAGGTTCTCGGGAGCACTCCGGCGCTGCCTAAGCTGAACGTCACCGTTACTTCCGGAACAAAGGCCTTGATAACGGATGAGAAGTACTACTTCAACTCCATGTCGGACAAGAGTCTCTATGCGCCGTATGTCGCCTCGGGATTCATCGACAACTGTATCAGCCAGCTCAATGAGGAGAGCTATCATCTGGGACCTGTCCTTGTACGTTATGCGCTGCGCCTTACTGACGGCAGCCACATACTGCATTCAATGCCGATGTATTGCTGTCCGGACGAGAATGGTGCAGCCACATGTGCCGTTACTTCAGGAACAACTACATATTCCACGACGCTGTCTGCCCATACTCCTGTATTCTATTCATCCAAGGATAAGGTAGATAGAGGTTCAAACTCAAACTATGACTATATGTTTGCGGGCGCTATGGGATGGAAATATACCTTCACACTCTCTGACCTCAGTGACGTAGCCAGATGGAAGCACCTCGTTGTCGGTATCGATGTCTATATCGCTCCGCTCCACTATGCAAGGAAAAAGGACAAGACGGACGGCAACGGATACAAGTACACCGACTACGAGATCCTGGACGAGAGCAATATGGGTGCTCCCGACAAATGTAAGGAGACGAAGGATGCATACCTCTTCTACAAGGTGGCGGAGTTCGACCTTTACGGCAACCAGACATGGACGCTGGAGGACGTGAGCGCCGACAACCTCGCAGTGCAGGACACCCTCGATGATGACGGCTATAGTCACAACAGATACATTCCGAAGGCACAGTGCGTATATAACTCATACCTCCATCTTGCCAATCTGAAGGAGCGTCTGTTCGACGGCTACAGCGCTGGCTTCCTCCTGCCGTTTACGCCCGACACGACGACGCTGGGCTCTGCGTATACCACAAGAAATGTCGACATATACACCTATATAGAGACCGATGACGGGGAGAGGACGGTTCATCAGAGCGCCGATGTCGGTTTCCCGATAACAAGTCCCTTCTTCGGGTACCCCGACAGCAGGGCAACGAAGATGGTGATGACTTACACCGAGGATGGCGTGCTCTACAAGAAGGAGTTCACGCTGACAGCCCATAAATACCTTAACTTCGCCTGCTATTGCTCTTCGGGTGTGGTAAGGGGTAGTACCACCACATCATCATCAGGCAGAAGGGGATATAATGAGTTCTATGCCACGAATACAGGCGATTTCACGGCGGTTAGCGACAGTGACAGTATCTCTTACGCTGAGGCTGACAGCTGGGCTGAGAGAAAGAATATAATGAAGGTCTCCGCCCTCAACAATCCACTGTCATTTCCTAATGAGAAGACATACCGCATAGGTGACGGTGAAATAATCGGTCTTAAGTCAAACTCCGTGGCGCTCAGCCAGGGGCAGCACGGACAGCATCCGATGTATGTCTTCTGCTCTGACGGAATATGGAACATGAACGTAGGCAGCGACGGAGTGTCATACAAGGCATGGGACTCGACAAGACGTGACGTGGCGCTCAACGCCAACATCATATCGACTGACGATGCCGTGGTGTTCGTCTCCGATAGAGGGGTGATAGAGCTGTACGGAAGGGAGGCTAAGCTGCTCAGCGCCTCACTCGACGGCCATCTGCCGAGCTGCATGGATGACACGCTGCTGGAGAAGATTTCAAAGATAGGATGGAGTGGGGCAGACGTGCGCTCTTCGGTAATCTTCAGAGAGTATCTGAAGGATGCCAGACTGGGCTATAACTACCGCGACAACGAGATAATCGTAGCCAACAGTAACTACGGCTACAGCTATGTCTATGGACGCGAAAGCGGGGAGTGGACTAAGCGCACCGTGGTGCCGCAGCTCTTCACCAACAGTTACCCCGAGGCCTACGTGGTGATAGACGGCGTGCTCTCAGACCTGAGGAACGACAATATCACGAAGTCGAACATACTGCTCGTTACACGTCCGATGAAGCTGACGACAGACGACCTCAAGAGAGTGAGCCAGATAGCGCTGCGCTGCGTCATCCATTCCGCAGATACGGAGCTTTACCTGAGAGGAGAGAAGCTGCTGCTGCGTGATGATACGATAGGCGTTGCGTCACGCTCCGGACTCTACCTGCTGGGAAGCATGGATGGGGAGAAATACACCCTCCTTGGCAGAGTGGAGCGCAACTGCGACGTCAGAAACATGATAAGCGGGATGATTCGTTCGCACGCCTACCGTTTCTACGTTGTGGCACTGGCAGGCAGCCTGCGCACGGATACCTCGATAAACTATGCCGAGCTTACCATTGAGGAGGCTTTCGGGAATCGTCTTCGCTGACGGGCTTGGGACCGTCGACAAGCTGTCCGGAGATGACATGATGCTCCATTCGCCGGCGGTATTCCTCGGCATACGCCTTGTTGCATTTCTCCTTGGAGACTAGTATAACCGTTCGTGAGTCTATGCGCAGAGGGAAGCGTTCCCTCAGCGTTATACGTTCTATTGCTTCTTGCAGACCCTCACTGTTGCGGGTGATGTCTGCCTTGGTGTTTTGTGCCATATAGTATCTATATCGTATTTTTCATCTTTAGCCCGGGCTGCCGTCGCAGGCGTGTCCGGGCTCTTAATTGTTAATATGCATGTTGATTAATTGCTTATAAATCAGAGTCAAGGATGGTGACGGTTAATCTGCTTGTTGAAGTACGTCATCACACTCGTGGATTATGTCCTTACCGTAGATTTTCGCCGCGTTGTACTCCAGCCAACAGCCCTTTGAGGTCTCGTAGCCCTCGGCGAAGAAGACGGCATCGCATGTCAGCAGAGCCTCGATGTCTCTTCCCATGCAGTAGGAATAGGGGCGGGTGGAATCGGAGCAGACGTCGAAGGGTGTCACGGCCTTGATGTTGCCAATCTTCTGCAGCCTTCTCTTCAGCCGTCGTGCTCTTGCCTTTACCATGTCCAGCGGGTGTCCGCTGATAGGGATGGATATGTAGATCTTGATGACCTTATCCTCCGACGCAGTCAACTGTGCTGCGTGAATCTCCAAATCTTCCTTAGTTGTTATTCTCATTGTTCACCTCCTTCCAACAGATCGGGGTTATCATGGATATTGCCGATAATATGGCGTTCGTACTTGACCATACTTGCGTTCATAGAATCGTAACTTGCCGGTTCTCCGTGTATAGGTCTGAGTGTTGTGCAGCCAAACTCTGCGATTTTCCTGATTCCACCTATTGATTCGAGTATGTCGCCCTCGAAAATCTTCCTGCCACGGCAGTCTTTGATTCCGGTGTATTGACCTACTGTCCGTTCATCGACGTCGCATATCGTAGGAAGTGAGTATTCGTGGCACAGCGATGTAAGTTGCGTCGCGATTTCTCCGTTGGATCTTATGAACTGATCCAGGTAACCATACTTCCACTCACCATCCACGAGGCTTCTGCCCCTGAATAATATTTCTCTCATCGTTTTCTCCTTTCTTCAAAGTGTCACTTAATCTTATCCTCCTTATTGTCCCATTTCTCTAAACTCTTTGGCGATTGCTTCTGACGGAACATACTGAATTATGTAAGAGGCCAGCAGATAATAGGTCTTGTCCCGAAGGTAGTATATACGGTGCCTGTTTTTAGTGCACTCCCTGAGACGTCTCTTGCAGTATTTCTTCCGTTTGCGGATATTGTTTTTATGCCTACACTCACCGAAATCATTCTCTACTGCTTTAAAGTTTGCGAAATGAAACAAGTTATGCTGCTTTGCTAACTTGTATACAAATCTGTGTATCTCCTTTCTCATAACTCCTCAATCTCTTTTTGGATTTTCTGAATCTCCTCGTCTATCTCTTTGCGTATCTGCTCATCGTGGCGGTCAAGGATATCAACGATAGGTATAAGCCTAACGCCAGACATTGAACTCCAGGCTCCACGACTGTCCAATTCGACATATGTAAGCCTATGGTTCGCCATTCCCCTCAGCATGCTCTTTACCTCATTAAAACTATCGAGCTTTTGCTTTAGCTCAACTACTTTGTTAAATGTCTCTTTTTTCATCTTCCAATCAATCTAAGTTCAACTTTCTGCGGACTGTTCTCCCAAGTTACCTCGGGAAACATCTCATCGGGCAACATTGACGATAACCCGTCGCATTCGAATACTCTGACATTTCCGTGACGCACAGGCTTTTCTTTTGATAGATATAAAGAGCCGTTCGGTCTGTTTCCGTCTCTGGCTACCCAGAATTCCTCGCAATGCTGCTTCTTCAGGTATCGCAGTTTTTTCAGCCACACGGATAGCCGGGCATGATCTTCACCGCATTTCTTATTGCAGGCATTTGCAGCCTTCTCCTCACAATGCTTTATCGCTTCATCAAGTGTCATATCTTTTCCTCCATTGATATTGTAATTTTTCGTGGACTATTCTCGTAGGTTAGCTCAGAGAAGTATTCATGTAGGAAATTTGGCCCAACACACAACGCTCCGGAAAATTTGTGGTCACTCGGGTACCACATACCACCATCGCTGATGGGTTTATTCTTCCAAAGCCAGACGTCAGATTTGCTGAGGCTTCTATCCCTTGTAGCATAAAGATTAATGCTTTTGCTATTTTTCTTTTTATCCGTCATTTTACTTTTCTCCTTTCTCTGTACTCTCATATCTTCTCCTCCAGTTTTTCGACAAGCTCCCTGGCCAGCCCCATGTTGTAGTCGGCATCGTCGGTGTCAAAGGTCTTTATGAGACGATATGCCTTTTTCCCATAAAAATTGAAACGGCCGACTACATTGACTGTGGCACTATCCTTGATCTCATAAATTCCAAAGAAGGGATGCTCGTCATTTTCTCGTTTGAATTTCTCCAGCTTCTCTTCGTACAGATCAATATACAAATCGAATGCTCTCTGCAAATTATCAAGACCCGTGATTTCTGTCTTATACTCATCCGCAAGAATCTTGTATTCATTCTCAAGCTTCTCAATATCCTTATTCAGCTGACGGTTCACCTGAACAAGCTTGTTCGTGATGATGCGATGCCTGACCATCCATCCACACATGCATATCGTGCTACCACAGAATATGCCAGACAGTATGCTCCAAATCATATTTTACCTTCCCTCCTTTCCCTGTCATCTTCGTTCTCCAGCTTTTGTCTCTGTCTCTCAATCTCCCTGTCGGCCTCCCGATGTAATGTAGCAGCCACCATTAGTGCGAATGCAACGTCGTTAATTTCGCCATCAACGCGGCGCCTGCGTTTGCTATAATATGCGGCTATCCACTCCCTGTCAAACAGGCAGTGCATTGCTGCACACAGTCTCATCCAAAATCTTTTCATTTCAGTTCCTCCAATATTAGTTTGTTAATCAATCGTTTCTAATCTCCTTTATCGTCAGGGAAACCTCCTTCGGAGAGTTCTCGTGCGTGATGAACGGCATCCATGCGGCAGGCATATAGGCATAGTCCTCGTCTATGTTGTCGTGGAAGACACCATTGTCGTGCGTAGGCTTGTGGCTGTACAGGAAGACCTCGGAAGGGTTGCCGCTGTCAACCGCCGCCCATACATTCCGGATGCTCCTCGACGAGCAGAAGGTAAGTTCCGTGAGCTTGAAATAAAGCTCCCTGTAGTGGCAGAGACGCTTGTACATCTGCAGGCACAGGATGTAGCACACCACAGTGCTCGACGTTGCCACGGTCAGGATAATTACGTTTAAAAGATTCATTGTCGTTGTCAAATTAATTCGTAGAAAATATCATTAAACTATCGTCTTGATGCGCCGTTCAACTGACAGACATTAAACATCTCGTTGATGCGGTCGGCAATATAGTCACCGTAACGCTCCTCCAGCTCCTCGACGGAGAGGTTGGTCGTCACGTGTGTAAGGCAGTCGGCGATCGACTCATAACGGCATTGCAGTATGTACTGCATGACATTAAGCTCGGATCCGAAGTACTTCACCGGCAGCGGTTCGCGTCCCAGCTCGTCGAAGCAGACGGTGTAAGCAGACTTATCCTCGTTGTAGGTGTAGGGCTGCAGAGCCGTATAGCCGCCGGTCATGAAGAGCATGGCAACGTAGGAGGCGGAGTCAATCCTGAATCCTCCCTCGCAGCGTCCGTCCTTCAGCCCGAGTGCCAGCTTCTGGTAAAAAGCCACGGCGCGAATAAGCGTCGTCTTGCCGCTTCCGATTGGTCCGGTAAGGAGTAACCCCTTCCGAGGGTCTAAAATCGCTGAGCGCCCCTCTAAATAGGCAAAAACCTCGTTAAAAAGGGAACGGTTGTATCCGTCGACCACCAAAGGCTTGCCGCGACAGCATTTTTCGAGGCATGCGCGGTAGAGCTGAGGCTTGATTCCCTCTGGTACGGAGCCCTCATATAATGGCCGTTCGTATTCGAGAAGCAGTTCTAGCTCTTGGCTGGGTGATATTCTCTGTGCCTTCATCTTTCCTTCGCAAGTCTAACCATGAACAAAAATGTCTTTTTGCCTCGTCGGGGTTGAGATGTCGCGCCGCCCTTGTCTTGCAGTGGATGGCGAACTCGTCGACCCTTTCCTTCAGTTCATCCGGCATGATGCCGTACTTCATGCAGACCACCTCGCTCCATGAGGTGTCTTCCTTGAGGATCCGGGCTTCCTGCTCTATCCTCTCGTTCGCTTCGGCTGAGGCCGAGGCGAAGTCTTCTTCCTGATTTCTTTTCTTTGCTTTATTATTTTCTTTTATTATAATATTCTTTACTTTACTTTGTGTACTTTTGTTTCGAAAACCCTGGGTTTCCGCATCAGAAACCGTCATTTTCGATTCGAAAACCGATTTTTCACTCTTTTGACCCCCTCCGTTTTCGATGATATTAACCGATTCGGGCACCTCCTGGGGTGGTATTTCCGAAGCGTAAACGGTGGTTTTCGATTCGGAAACTATCTTCTTTGAGTTTTCGACGCGGAAATTCAGACGTCTCAGAGCGTAGTTTTGCGGTTCGACAAGCAAGTACGGATAGTCCGCGGTGGGTGCTGCTCTCTTGCGTGCCACCTCGAAGAATCGCTTCTGTATGCCTACGCTTGTAAGCACGCTGTCGGATTCGAAGAGTGCGGCATCGAAGATCTCCCAGCGCACGAGCCTGAGAACGAGCTGTTGCAGCATGTCGGCTCCCACGCCCGGCAGCTGATGCAGCAGCGTCGCCTTCATGCGGTCGTCCCACACGACGTAGTAGCCATTGCGGTAGACGGCGCACAGCAGCTTCACCAGGGCTATCTCTCCCTTAAGTCCAAACTCTCCCGAGACGCAGACTACCTTCTCGTCAGAGAAGAAGTCCACGTCGAGCGGGAAGTAG